AGCAGTGAGCAGTGAGCAGTGAGCAGTGAGCAGTGAGCAGTGAGCTGCGTTTACTAGGATTCTAGTAAAAAGTGGTTGACTTGCTGAAGGTCGCGCCGTTGCTGGGTTGTGGGTGAAGTATAGAAGTGGGCTACCTCGTTTTTCCAAAAGACTCGGATAACAAGTTATACCATCCACAAATACTAGAGGTATGGAAGTAGAGAAGTAGGCCACCTCGTTTTTCCAAAAGACTCGGATAACAAGTTATAGTTTATTAAAAGGGAAAAGGTATGGAAGTGGACATTTGTAGAAACGCGAAATCGAGCTGGAGGCCGCGAACGGCGCGGTAGGTATAGAAGTAGGCGTTTGCTCGACCTTGTTCAGGTTTGACCGACCAAAGCGCGGCGATTTCGGCACGGGAGCACGGGCGAAGTGGGAAAAAAGCTATATCAATTCTATGAGGTCAAATAAGAGTTACTTTAGAAAATACCTACTTCTATACCTCCCGCGTCTTTCGGGGCTTCCAGCTCGATTTTGCCTTTTTTCGACCTCCCACTTCTCGACCCCCCGCGTCTTTCGTGGCTCGTATGTATTACACCACCCGTTCTAGACAATAAATTCCCCACTTCTGCTCAAAGTTTAACCAAACCCGCCATTCTCCACTTTTACACTCTCTATAACTTGTTATTGTTATTTATTCTGAAAACGGGGTAGTCTACTTCCATACTTCAGCTACACCATGCGCCGTTCGTGGCTTCCACACTTTCAACCTGTGCCTATAACTTGACAAACACGCTATAACGTGTTATACTGTACACTAAGAAATGGAGATTTACTTGAAGGAAAAACAACCCCCGATTTACTAGGATTCTAGTAAATCCAACCAACAACAGGAGCACGACATGAAGACGTTCCACATTGAAAGTCAGCGCGGCAAGAGCCGCACCATATGGAACGGCACCGCACAAGGTGCCCAAATCAAGGCTCTGCCAGTCAGAGCCAAAACACTGCGCGGCGCAATCGCCGCATTGAAGAGGAGCACGACATGATCTTGAATTTAACGCAGCACTCGGCCACCGCCGAGCAAGTAACAGCCGGGGTGATTGCCCCGGTCAACCACAGCGCCGTAAAGGCGCTGCTGGACTTCCAGACTCTGCCGAGTGTGGCAGATGTTTGGCAACGGGCAGTTCAACTGGCCCAACTGGCGAAAGCCAGCGGCTGCACCGCCGCCATGATCGGTGGCGCGCCGTTCCTAATGAAAGAGCTGGAGTTCCAGCTCAAGGCAGTGGGCGTAAGCCCGCTGTATGCGTTCTCTGTGCGTGAGAGCGTGGAGGCCGTCCAGCCGGACGGCTCGGTAGTGAAGACTGCAGTCTTCAAACACGTTGGGTTTTACAACCCGTGCCTGCCCAAGATGGGCGACGACCTCACGTTTGAAGGCGAGTAGGTTTAATAGGATTCTAGTAAACAACAGGAGCAACAACATGAACCAAAAACTGATCGAAGAGCTGGCGGTAAAAATGCAGGAATTCCTCGAAACCCTAGACGACGAGGACAAAGACGAGCGGTACGCCACAAAGCGCGAGTTTGCTGCGGGTGCGTTGGAGAAGTTCTACAACTTTATAAACAAGCAGTTGGCGAGTGGACAACAACTGAAACCAATTACTCAAATCTTGAGTAAACAACAGGAGCAGCAAATGCACACAGTGACTTACATTCGCAAATCTCAAAAAGCAGTAGACCACCCTGACGGGTTTGTGTTCTTGCACCGATGGCCTACCGGGTATCAGGAGCTGGTGTTCCAGACCCTAGAAGATGCTGCCAAGTTCTGCGATTCCTGCAACCAAGAGAAGGAGATCAACAATGGGATATAGGTCAAATGTGGCGCTAGGAATAGCGTTCGTAAACAGAGCAGCGGCACGAGAGTTCGTGCTCAAGATGCAAGCGTGCCAGCCGGAGGATATGCGGCAAGCGTTGGCCGAGTACGCGGTAGTGCACGGCTCAAACGCGCAAGAGCCAGTGATGTTCTTGGCGCACTTCGAAAATGTGAAGTGGTATCCCTCATACCCGGATGTAATAGCGCACGATGGACTGCGCTCTCTTGCCGAGGAAGCTGGAGCTACCACCCGCTTTGTGCGTGTGGGCGAGGACATAGGTGACGATGAGGACGAGATCAATTATTCGGTGGACAACATGGGCTTACAGGAAGCTTTACAGGACGCCATCCAAATGCGCCGCACAGTGGACTGCGACATACCGCCCGGCGGCGGCACCCCAATAGACCTCATATAACAGCCGATTGCCCTGTAACTTGCGACATTAATATAAAACAAGTATAATTTGTATAAGTTCAGGAGGACTTATGACATTTGACGGCATCAGCGACGGCAGCGGCCACGGCAACGGCGACGGCATCAGCAACGGCAGCGGCTACGGCCACGGCAACGGCGACGGCAACGGCAACGGCAGCGGCTACGGCTACGGCCACGGCAACGGCGACGGCCACGGCAACGGCAACGGCAACGGGTACGGCAGAGGCGACGGCAGAGGCAACGGCAGAGGGTACGGATACGGCCACGGCCACGGCAACGGCGACGGGTACGGCGACGGGTACGGCGTAGGCGCAGCCCACGGCACGGCACTAACAACCACGGACGGCGATGGCTGGGTGATACACATTTTAATAACCGCTGCAGTAACGACACCGGGGGGCTTATGACATTTGACGGCTACGGCTACGGCTGCAGCAGAGGCAACGGCAGCAGCTACGACTACGGCTACGATGGATACGGCAGCGGCAGCGGCAACGGCGGCAGGGGCTACGATGGATACGGCAGCGGCAACGGCAGAGACGACGGCGGCGGCAGTGGCAGTGGCTACGACTACGACTACGGCGTGGGCGGAGACGACGGGCTGGCCTTGACAACAACAGACGGCGATGGCTGGGTGATACACATTTTAATAACCGCTGCGATAGCAGCATAACGAGGAGAAAGGCAATGTTTAAACCGACACACATAGTGGTAGTAGAAAGTGGCTGGGTATTTGCAGCAGTACTAGAAGAGTCCGACACACACATCAGTTCAAGCGATTGTGCAGTAATCCGTTCATGGGGGACAACCAACGGACTGGGGCAGTTAGCCCTCAAAGGCCCGACCAAGGAGACTGTGCTGGATATGTGCAACATCACGCACATCCCGAAAACCAAGGTGCTGTTCACGATGGAGTGCGCTCCACTGGTGTGGATAAAATGAACATCACTGTGCGCGTGACCAACAACTACGGCACCCATGCCGTGTACCCCTCCTGCGAGGTAGCCCGTAAGTTAGCTGCCCTCGCGGGAACCAAAACGCTAACACCCCAAGCGATACACCTGATAAAGGGTCTTGGGTACACAGTGCTCGTGGAGGAACAAAGGCTGTACATACAGCCTAACTTGACATAGTGTAGTATAGTATGCTATAATGTACACGTACATTGAGCAGTAAGTAATTGAAAACCAACCATTTACTAGGATTCTAGTAAACAACGACAGGAGCAACACCATGTACAACCTAACCAACCTGAACGACGATCAAGAGTACCCCACCATCCCTGCGCTTAATTTCACGCAGGCTCCGAAGATCGCAGTGCCGTCTATCTCTGGCAGTGCCATGCTGGTGGAGCTATCCATCCGCAACTGGGCAGGGCGCAAGCTAGACAAGAGCGCGTCACAGAAGGTGACGCTGGACAACCGCGCCTCAACAGGCGTGGCGAACGTGAACAAGAAACTGCTAGGGGACTGCGCCGAATTGAGCGCGGTGCTCAAGTTTGCGGGCAATGCCCGCAACACGCACTACTCTATGACCATGCCGTGGTCTGATACGGGGATGCGACTGCTCCCCACCAGCAGGTACTTCAAGTACAACGAGGCGATGCTGGCGCTCAAGGTCGAGTACTTCTCCTTGGTAGAGAACTTTCTCAACTCCTACAACTGGGAGATCACCCAAGCGCAGGTCAAGCTGGGCGACCTGTTCAACGCAGACGAGTACCCCTCGGTGGCATCCCTCCAGAGCAAGTTCGGGCTGGGGCTGACGTACATCCCGCTGGCCGAGGCGAAGGACTGGCGCATAGACATAGAGAAGGAGGCCAAGGAAGAACTGACCGCACACTATGCCAACTACTACCGCAGTCAGTACACGGCGGCGATAGCGGACGTCAACCGCAGACTGCAAGAAGTACTGGTGCGTATGTCCGAGCGACTGGACTACGGCGACAAGGAGACCAAGAAGGTGTTCCGTGACTCGCTGGTGACTAACGTGCTGGAGATCGTCGACCTGATGGACGCCTGTAACCTCACCGGGGATCAGACCATGAAGGACAATGCACAGTCACTGCGTGACGCCCTGACCGGGCTGGATGCAGATGACCTGCGTGAAGACAACAGGCTGCGCCTGTCCACGAAGAAGACCATCGACGCAGTGATCGCCTCACTGCCTAGCCTTGGGTTCTAACTTTACTCAAATTCTGAGTAAATACCTTATCGCGCCACATCCCGTGGCGCACAACTTGGAGCAATACAATGCAACTATATAGTCTCAACTTAGAGCAAGCGCACGACCTCATCCTCGCCTCGCAGGGCGACCGTACTACGGTTCTCATACAGGGCCACATGGGCAGCGGCAAGACGTCATTGCTCAAGTCATTGGCCGCTGCGCTACCAACGCACACACCGTGCTACTTCGACTGCACCACCAAGTCACTGGGCGACACGATGCTACCCAAGCTCAAGGACTTGGATGACATGGACTATGTACGCTTCGCTCCCAATGAGGAGTTCGGCGTACACTTTGGCAAGCCCGTGATCTTGATGATCGACGAGTACGGCAAGGCCGACCCAAGCACAAAGAACGCGCTGTTGCGCGTGATGCAGGAGTTTCAGATCGGGTCATACCCCCTGCCCGAAGGCTCTATCGTCTTTGCCACGACCAACCTCGGCGTTGAGGGAGTCGGTGACGTGCTGCCACCCCATGCCCGCAACCGCATCACGGTGGTCACAACCCGCAAGCCCACGGCGCTGGAGTTCATCGAGTGGGGCATCAACAACGGCGTAGACCACACGGTGCTCGGATGGGTCAAGGACAACCCCCACTGTATGCAGTCGTTCGAGGATGTGAAAGAACCAGACGAGAACCAGTACATCTATCACCCGCGCTCCTCTCGCGCTGCGTTCGTCACTCCCCGTTCACTGGAGAAGGCGTCACACTGGCTCAAGAAGCGGCACTTGCTGGATCGTCAGACCCTGACCGCTGCACTGATCGGTACGCTCGGCTCGCAAGCGGCGATGGACATGGCTGTGTTCATTGAGATGGCAGACAAGCTGCCGACACTGGAGTCGATCAAGACTCGCCCGGATACCGCACTGGTGCCAGACAACGCAGCGGCACTGTGCATGGTGGT